ATACCCAAACTCCAACTAATACTACCACGACAACGCCAACAAATACATCAACACAGACAAATACTCCTACCCCAAGTAATACTACAACAAATACTCCTACCCCAACAAAGACCCCAACAAAGACTCCAACAAAGACTCCAACAAAGACACCAACAAAGACACCAACAAACACTCAAACACCTACAAATACAATAACACCAACAAATACAATAACACCAAGTAATACGGTTACACCAACAAATACTCAAACACCTACAAATACAGTTACACCAACACCAACTAACACACCAACAAATACTCAAACACCAACAAATACTCAGACTCCTACTAATACATCAACACCAACAAATACGCCAACAAATACAAAGACACCAACTAATACACCAACTAATACTCAAACACCAACAAAAACTCCAACACAAACGCCGACAAAAACACCAACACAAACACCAACTAGAACACCTGGTAGTACACCACTATCAACCGTAACTCCAACTAAAACACCAACCCCAACTAAAACAACAACTAAAACTCCGACACCAACTAAAACTCCAACTAGTACACCGGGAATTGTTATTTCGTTGAGTGGTGGAACTAGACAAACAAATGATTTTAAATTTGGATATAATAACGGTAATGTTCAGTACAGTAATGGTGTTTGGATTACAGGGGCAACAACATTCTTTAATGTTTTGAGTACGCAAGGTGTTAATCTTACTCGTTTTCCGGGTGGGACAAATGCAACATATTGGGATTGGACGGCAGGAACTTTTGTAACAACTGTTGAGTATCCAAATATACCAAGTCAATTTATTGGTGTTGTAACAGCACCTGCAATGACGCTTCAGACAAGAGTTAATGATTTAATTACACACGGTATTGGTGCGATAATGGGGATTAACGATTATATTAGAGAAATTCCTGACCAAATGAATTTCTTATTATCAGCACAAACTTTAGGATTAAGTATTGATTATATAGAATTAGGTAATGAATATTATTTAACCCCTGGAAGTTATTTATCACCTGATAATAACGGATTTGTTAATCGTTTCCCAACCTCAAATGATTATGCATTGGAAAAAATTGATTGGATTTATTCGGCAAATACATTATTCCCATACGGTAAAGTTGCTATTTGTGGATCTTTATTAAGTGATTATGACATTTTCCCTAATGGTAGAAGAAATATATGGAATAGAGGGTTAGCTCAAGTTTTCTCAAGTGCAACATATAACCCAAGAAGTATTTATCCTGATGCGTTAACATTACATTCATACACTACAATACCATCAACAGGATTAACAGGTAGTGTGGGTACATGGATTCAACAAGATTTGAATTTAGTTATATCTGAATTTGATTTAACAATTACACAATTTAATTCAATGTGGAATAACATTTCACCAATTGAGATTTGGGTTACAGAATATGGTGTTATTGATAACACACCAACTAATGTTGTGGCTGGTACATGGGCTCACGGATTGTATTTATTATCATTACAATTCAAAATGATGGAATATAGTGATATTACAATGACAATTAATAATTCACTTAATGGTGGTGTTGATTTTGGAATGTTGTTTGACACAAACAATGCTTTTGGTGTAAGTAATTCTAATTATACTTTTGGATTATCTGCCGGAGGAACTGTCTTAGGTATCTTCAATAATACATTAAATAATTCAACAACTTTTGAAACATTGAATTTTGCCGGAATGTCAGGACAAGCATTTTATGGTAAGTTATTCAGTGGAGGTACAAACAATACGATCTTATTTACAAATATTTCACAAAATTCTAATTATGTGAACTTATCTTCATTGTTATTGGGTAAAACCATATTAAATTATAAGATTTATTATGCGACACCTGAATTACAAATAGGCAGACGAGCATCTGGAACAGTATATGCACCGACAATTAGTTCAGGAACTTCAATAACTAATTTGTCAACTTTCAATGTACCTTCATATTCTATTGTTAGTATATCATATACTTAATTTAATTAACTTTTATTTTGTTTAATAAATTTTATTTTTTTATATTTTTTAAATAAAAAGTATGAAAGAAGAAAATATTAACTTTGAACTTTTAAAGAAATTGGTTAGAGAAAATCCTAACAATTATTCATTGGGCGAGATTATTAGAAAATTGGTTAATCAAATTGAAGATGAGCAACAAACCAACTCATTAGAAAAAAATGACAACTAATTTTAGTTTATTACCTTATGGTGGACATATTGCTGCACCAAAAATTGATATTTCAGATATACAATTATCAAGACATGTTGAATTAAACAAAATTAATCACTATTTTAAATCAAAATTTGATGACATCTTAAATGAATACCAAAGTTTATTGGAGAGTTATCAAATAAATGAGATAATAACCAAGTCAGATTATAAATTCATACCTATTGTTGGTGAAACATATTACCTATATCAAAGAGATGATGGAACTAATTTCCTTTCAATTATAGATCCGTCAACATGGAATAAAAAATTAATTTATAAAGTAAAATATAATTCAAATAACGTATGGGATTTAATAAAAGAATCGTAAACAAAGAAAATATTTTAACCGCATTTAAAAATAACGCACCATTAAAACAATTATTCAATGCGGATGCCATCATATTTTTGGATGAATATTCATCAGAAGTGTATAAACTATTCACACAAGGAATGGTTGATAAAGATATTATTAAAACGCTTGAAAATCAAAAATAAAAATTTTATAATTAAATTACTATGAAAACTATCAAACAAAAATCGGGTAAAATTGAAAGAGTTAACGATAAAGAAGCTGAAATGAGAGTAAAATCTGGTGGTTGGGATTATTGTCCAAAATCAGAATACAAAGCAATAACTCGTAAACCTAAAACAGAAGATTCTGATGACAAACCAAGAAAGGGAAAAACTTCTAGCCAAGCTTAGACAACCAATCCACATAGGATACATTAGTCAATATCTTTTAAATCTTCCGATGGAGGAAACTCAAAAAGAGATAGATAAACTTATATCTGAAGGTGTTATTGAAGAAAGTAAGTATGCTAAAGAATATTATGTAATAAAAAATCAAAATGAAAGTAAAAGTTGAATACGTATGGCTTGATGGTTATCAACCTGAGCCGAATTTAAGAAGTAAAATCAAGATAGTTGATATGAACTATAATGATGATTATGAGTATAAGGTTCCTGATTGGGGATTCGATGGAAGCTCTACCATGCAAGCTGAAGGATATTCTTCCGACTGTTATCTAAAACCAATTAAGTTTTATTCAACCCAATTCGGTGAAAAGGTTTACGCATTATGCGAGGTATATGATAAGAATGGTAATCCACACGAAACAAATGATAGACATAAGTTAGGTGAAGAAGATCGAAATTTATGGGTTGGATTTGAACAAGAATATTTTATTCGTTCAGGACACAATAAATCAATTTTAGGTTTTGATACTGGTGTTATCATTGATACTCAAGGGAAATACTATTGTGGTGTTGGTGGACAGATTGTAGGTAGAGAACTTAGTGATAAACATTTAGATATGTGTTTGAAATATGGTATTAAGGTTGAAGGTACAAATGCTGAAGTTGCACTAGGACAATGGGAATACCAAATATTCTCCAAAGGTAAGAAAGACGCTTCAGACGATTTATGGATGTCAAGGTATTTCTTATTCAAATTAGCTGAATCATATGGATATCAAATTGAATTACATCCAAAACCAATTACAAGTGGTGGATGGAACGGTTCAGGATTACATACCAATTTCTCAAACAAACGAATGAGAGAAGAAGGTGGAGAAGAATATTTCAAATCTATTTTTAGAGTATTTGAATCAAATGCGAAAAGTCATATTGATAATTACGGATCTGATAATCATTTAAGATTAACAGGTAAATATGAAACTCAATCAATTGATAAGTTCTCTTGGGGAATTAGTGATAGAGGGGCATCAATTAGAGTACCAAAATCTGTTGGTGAAACTTGGAAAGGTTATCTTGAAGATAGAAGACCGGCATCAAACGCTAACCCATATAAAATTATGTATTCTATTTCAACAAGTTTAGATTTGGCTGAGGAACTTGACAATACGTTGCATAATATGTATAATGACATTGATATAACAAAATCATCAGAAAAATTTAATGGTATATTATCTAATGACGAAATAGTAAAAGATTATTTGAATGATGATGAGTACCAATTAACCGACGAGTTTATGGAGTCAAAGACAAATATAAAAACTGAAGTAATAAATTTTAATATAAATCACAAATAATATGTTTTCATCATTATCAAAACCAAAACCAAAATTAGATAAACCAACTTGGCCTAAATTACCAAACACTAATGTTGAAGAACCTAAAAAACCTGAAGTTCAAATACCTCGTGAAGAACCTAAAGTTGAGAAAGTACGAGAAGAACTTCAGGCAAATGTTGAAGGAAGTAGAGAATTCAACAAAGCGAACGAACAAGAACCTGAAGTTGACTCTGCCGGATTTACAGAGGATGATAGACTAAAGGCACAATCAGACAATGATTTTAAAGAATTCCAACAGATAGAACCATTGAAGAATAATAGATTTTTAATCACATTCAAGGATGTCAATGTGCCACAATATTTCTTCAGAAATTATGAAATGTATAATGAAGGAGAAGAAATGATATTCACAACAGAATTCTTAGAATCAGTTGTATATACATTTAACCCAAAAGATTTTTTCAAAATCAACACAGTTAAATTAGAATATTTAGATCCAATAGGAGATATTGTCGGAGGACTTATGTTCAACGTAAAAGGTTCTAACTTTTCTAAGAAAGGAGATTATTCTGACGATTCAATCCAAACAACACAATTAAGATTTGTTGTTGACATTGACTCAATTGATACACTATTTGAATACTAAGATGGAAAAAGAAATGGTTAACCACCCAGATGTTACATAAAAAAATTATAATATATCGTAAAAATCATAGTGTGAGAATATTTATAATAAAAAAACACTATGAAAAAAACTGAATTAAAAACTGGCGAAAAATATCATTATTGGACTGTCATCTCTTTATCTGATTTTGTTAGTAAAAAAGGTGAAAGATATTATAAATGTAAGTGTGAATGTGGAACCATAAGAGATGTAAGGGCATTTCATTTGAAAAATGGTAATACAAAGTCCTGTGGGTGTTTTGTCAAGGAAACTATGTCAAAATTAAAGAGAATTGATATCGCAGGGCAAAAATTTGGAAAATTAACTGTAATTGAAAGAGTCCCATCAAAAAAAAATCCTAACCATATGAACCAATGGAGGTGTTTATGTGATTGTGGTAATGAAGTGATTACAAGTACAGGTACATTACGAAGAGGAAAACATACATCTTGTGGTTGTAAGAGAAAAGGTGAAGAAAGTCACTTTTGGAAGGGAGGAAAAATTAAAACGAAATTTGGTTATATTTTAAAATGGGATCCAAATCACCCTAATTGTAATCCAAATGGGTATGTTAAAGAACATAGATTAGTTATGGAAAAAATGATAGGTAGATATTTAGAACGCAATGAAGAAGTTCACCATAAAAATGGAATAAGAGATGACAACTCAATTGAGAACTTGGAATTGTGGGTAAAGTCCCAACCACCAGGGCAAAGAGTTGATGATATGATTGAATTTTGTTATAATTTTCTAAAAAAATACAAACCAACAATGTTAAAATAATGGAAGAAAAAGAAATGATAAATCACCCATTACATTATAGTTTTGGTGATAGTAATCAATATGAAGTAGTTAAAGTGTGTGAGGCTTGGGAATTAGATAAAGATGCATACCTATTTAACGTGATTAAATATGTTGCGAGAGCTGGTAAAAAGAATCCTGAGAAAGAGATTGAAGATTTAAAAAAGGCAATGTTTTATTTAGATAGAAAGATAAAAAATTTGGAGAACAAAAAATGATAGAAAATTATATCGGTAATATAACAAATGGAGATTGTGTTGAGGTAATGGATCAAATGCCAGAATCAACAATAGATTTAATGGTGACTAGCCCTCCTTATAATTGTGGTATTAAGTATGATACTCACGATGATTTTATGACAATGGAAGATTATTGGAGTTGGACAGAAAAATGGTTATCACAAGTTTATAGATTGTTAAAGGATGATGGTAGGGTAGCAATCAATATCCCCTATGAAACCAACGTACAGGACAGAGGTGGTAGAGTATTCTTTGTGTCTGAGTTTTATCAGGTTATGAAGAAAATAGGATTTAAATTCTTCGGTATTGTTGATTTGGAGGAGGATTCTCCTCATAGAAGTAAAACCACAGCTTGGGGAAGTTGGATGAGTCCATCTGGCCCCTACATATATAACCCAAAGGAATGTGTTATCTTAGCATATAAAAAACAACATCTGAAGAAAGTTAAGGGTGAATCACAATGGATTGGAGAACCTTATGTTAGTGAAGATGGTAAGAACAAAATTGCTTATACTGAAGATCAGAAAAGAGAATTCATGGAGTTAGTATTTGGGCAATGGAAATATCTCAACGATACTAAGCAATTAACCAAAGCCACGTTTAGTTTAGATATACCTTCTAAAGCCATTAAAATTTTAACATATAAAAATGATATTGTATTAGATCCATTCTGTGGCTCAGCAACATCAATGGTTGCTGCGGAAATACTTGATAGAAGGTGGATTGGTATTGAATTATCACCAAACTATACCGAGATAGGACGACAAAGAGTTCAGGGTTTTGTGGATTTAAAGAAGCAAACAGAGATGGAATTAAAATAAGGGACATTAGTCCCTTTTTTTGTGTTCTGTTATATTTATAAAGAAAATATATATGGAAAACTCAGAAATAATTAAGAAGTTAGTTGAGATACAACAACAACTTCGTTTTTTACATTGGCAAACAAAGTCATATGCAAAACATCAAGCTTACGGTGGAATTTATAGCGAACTTGACGGTTTAATTGATTCATTCGTTGAAACTTGTATGGGTAAACACGGAAGACCTTCATATTCTGGTGGTTATACATTAGAAGGACAAGACATTGATGAACTTTCAATTCAAGAGTTTGTTGATAGCTCAGTTTCATTCTTAATTGGTTTAACTGAAAAGTATGATGGAAAAGCTGATACGGATTTACTTAACATCAGAGATGAAATGTTGGGAGAATTCAATAAACTGAAGTACTTGTTAACTTTAAAATAAAATGAAAAGAATAATTATATCAGACGAAGAGAAAAACAAAATTCGTCATATGCATGAATCATTCAAAGAGAATGGTAGAGTTATCAATGAACAAGACGACTCAAGACCTGAAGCAGGAATCAATAAAGCTATTCAGTGTTTCTTGAATAAGAAAGGAATGAAAGATGATTCAGGTAAACCATTAGATGTTGATGGTAGCATTGGTAATTACCCGGCATCTAAAAGTGCTCAAGCAATTTATAGATATCAAAGATATATAGGAGCTCCTGCGGATGGAGTATGGGGTTCAGAAACCGAAAGTTATATGAAAGGTAAGTTTGCCGGTGATAAAGACATTTTTAATAAATGTAAAAGTGAGACTGGCGGACTTTTAGATAAAGTCATGGGTTTCTTCAAATAGTTAAAGAATGAGTAAAGGGAGAAAGATACTAATTGAAAGTGGTATAAGAAACATACGTGCTTTAGCCGACAGATATCCCAAAGCTGAGATATATTTTCATCAAGATTTAGATGGTGTAACTACGGCAATTGCTATGAAAAAATACCTTGAAAACAATGGTATTAAAGTAGTTGACGCACACGTTATACAATACGGAGATAAAGAATTTGCGGTTAAGAAAAATGACGCATTAGGTGATACCATGCCGGTATTAGTTGATTTCGCACATTCTAAAGTAATGTTCAAAATCCATACCGATCACCATTTGAATCAAGTTGGTGTTGAAAAAGGAACATCAACCCATTTCCAAGGAGCTAGATCCAATGTTGAAACAATGTCACAGGTTGTTTCACCAAGAGAATTATTCCCCTCTGATGATATATTATTAATTTCAACTGTTGATAGTGCCAACTTTGCGAAACAAGGTATTACAGTTGATCAGGTTATCAATTACCTTTTCAGGTTAGATAAAGAAAAGACATTACAAAGTAATAAGATGATGATGGGATTTGTTGCTAACAAATTATTGTTGGCGTTTAAAAACAAACCAGGTTTCTTGGAAACTTTAGTGATGGACTCTTCACCATCTTTAATGAATATCCTACAGAATATCAAAAGAATAATGGTTGAAAAGAATTGGGCAACACCTGAACAAATGTCAAAACATCAATCAGATTATATTGAAGCACAAAAGGCAAGTCCAAATGTTAAAGTTGATGGAAGTATTATTGTTCAATATGGTGGAGGTAGTATGATTAAAGCTGGATCTTATGATAGATATACACCATTTAAAAATAATCCTGATGCTGACTTTTTGGTTATAGCTTGGCCTTTAGGTTTGGTTCAGGCTTCGTGTAATCCATTTAAACCTGAAAGAGAATTAAAAGGTGTTCACTTAGGTGAGATTGCACAAGAAGTGTTATCAAAGTGGGAATCACAATTAAAGTCAAGGATAGTTCCATTATCAACAATCAAGTGGATATCAGAATCATCGAAAGAGTTTGGTGAACATTCTGTTGGTTTTACATTTAAAGATTTTGTGGCTTTATATGGTGAAAGATTTGAGAATATGGATAATGGTGAATTGATATTAGATAATTTGGAAATGTTAATGAACAAACCATTTAAATCATTAACTGATAAGGAGATGAATGTATTGGATAAAGTTGGTGTTTCAGCTTGGGATATAATTCAGGCTAACAGTGGTGGACATAAATGTATCACAAACATTTCGGGATTGAATTATTTTGGTAGAAGTAAAAGACCGCCGGAAGGTAAATACAAATATAATCCTGACGCTGAAGACGCAGCATATGTCAAGTTCACAAAGATGGTTCAAGACGAATTCGTAAGAAAATTAAAAGAATTGGTTAATCAATAAAAAAACCCCTCGATTGAGGGGTTTTCTTTTATCTACCATATGATACCCATTTACTTGAGTAATCTTTATTTTTGGCACAATAGGCTCCGTAATCATTAACTATGGGATAACCTGTATTATAGAATCCACAAACCACAGCCCAATCTTTATATTGTTTATGTAATTGACTTAACAATTTCATACTTATTGTTACATTCAATTCAAGATCGTTCATTAATGTTGATTTGGGTACTTTCTTTTTAATTATCCAATCAGCGGTTGATGGCATTATTTGCATCGGACCTATTGCTCCAACACTACTTGTTTGATGCGGATTGTACGTCCAATTGAAAGGTCCGCGATATCCTGTCTCCAAATATGCGACATTGTAAGCGACATACTTAGGTACATTATACTCATCACTATACTTCTCAATTAAGTAATATAACTTCAAACATTTTGGTGCGTTTTCAATGTTATTTGACTCAATCAAGAATCTTTCTTTATAAGTATTTTTAGTGTCAAACAATACTTTACCACATAGAACTATGGTTAAACAAAGTAAAACATAAAGTACTTTAAATTTATCAGTTGACTTTTTCATTAGCAGTTTCGTGTTTAGTATAAATATTACGTGCGTATAAGTTAAAGATTGACATACCTACACTATCTTGGTATACAATATAACTACCTGTTTTCTTATCAATTACCAAAAGGTTATTAGATTCATCGACTGCTAAATTGATGGTTACTTTTTTTACTTCAGTAACGCTAGCTTTACCTTGGTTCATTTTTAAATCATTAATCACGTTATAATAGTATCCGATGGTAAATCCGCCTAACACGGATAAGATAATTAATAGGTAAGTAGATAACTTACTTGTTGTTGTTTTAACCTCTTTAGGTTCAGTAGTTCCAGTTGTCATAGTTAATTTAAGTTATTTAGTTAAAATTATTATTATTCATCCACATATTCTAATACTCCAAACCTCAGTAGGTTTGCAATATGAAAATGGTAAATTATGAATATAGATAAAATCATATCCAAAATAGGTATAGATCCTAAAATTATAAGTAATATTTTTAATACTCTCAAATCGTTTTTAACATATTTTTGAGAATAAAGAATCATCCCATATGAAATAGAAAAAGAAATTATGTATAGTATTAGTCCCATATAATTGTAGTTCTAAACCACAAATGTATGGCAAAAAAATTAGAAAAACAAATAAAAGTTAATCTTCATCAATATCATTATCATTGAATGTAAAGACATCTGAGTACCACAATCTTATTTCTTTATAAATTTCTGAATCTGATTTTAATTTAGATCGGTTAGCTATATAACAGGTATATTCTCCCGTTTCTGTATCTATAAAATTAATTCCAATTACATGATCACCAGTAAAAACATATTTACTTACATTCTCTATTATGTTTCCAATTTCGTGGGATATCCCAAAAACCTCACAATCTGATTTGATAGTATTAAAAATCAGTCGAACAACGAAATCTGGTTCATCAAAAAAATTATCTGCAAATTCAATATCTTCGGATTCATCTTTAAATTCTGTACTACATTCCACATCTATTATCTTACAATCAATATGATTGGAAAAAATATCGTTAAGTTGGGGAACAACCAATTTTTTAATTAACTTCTCTAAATTTTTTACTCTATTGTCGTTCTCCATATCGTTTTTAATTATCTTCTGTTCTAACTTTTAATGAATCTTCAAAAGTAATTGGTATAATTTCTTTCATATCTAATTGAAATCTATCATTAGCCCATTTAATTATGGTTGATTGTAAAACAGATATTTCTAAACCAAAAAAAGAATAAACTTCACTATAAAAACTTCTAAGAATTAATAGAGTACCATTTTCTTGATATCCAATTATCCCCCAACCATTGTCAGGATATGCTAACACAAATCCATCAAAATACTCAGATTCTTTTTTAATTAAACCTTTTAGGTTTAAGTCCAAGTATCTGAATACTACTTTCTCTATCTTATCTTGTGGTATAATGTATTTCATATGTTAACGTAATCTCCTTCAATAATACCAAGTTCTTTACATTTTCCACCTGGTAGTTCTAAAACAATATTTCCTTTTCCGTGATAACTACGACAATCAGATTTTCGACACGGAGGACAATTATGATGAATTTTGGTTATTGTGTCATCCTCAATCATAATAATATCTAATGAAACAATACAATCTTTCATCCAAAATGATTGATAATCACCTTTCATAATAAATAACATACCATCAAAAGATCCGTCAAAAGTTTTATGTTGCATACCTTCTCTTTGTTCTTTTGGGGTATCACAAACTTTGACATTAAATTTGTTATTTCCTATATTTACAATCATACATATAAATACCATGAAACAAAAAAGATACGCAGGAATTTTGGTTAGAGTTGGCAATGAAGTTTTGCTTTGTAAAAGAAATAATAAAGGTACATTACCGGGTGAGTGGAGTGTTCCTGGTGGAAGTTTGGAAGAAGGTGAGAATCCTGTTGATGGTGCTATGAGAGAGTTTTATGAGGAAACGCATAATCACGTTGAAAATCCGTTGAACCTTTGTGGTATGATCGAAAGACATACTAGAGACGGAAAGAAACTAAAAGGACTAATGTATGTTTTTTGTATGGATTCACCTGAAGAAATCCATCCTGATTTGGAAAATGCTATGGATGGAGATGAGCATGTGGATTATGGATATTTTGGTTTGGATAATCTTCCAACACCTTTGGGTGAAAAATTAAAAGATATTATCAAAATTGTTTTGAAAGAACAAAAATAGTTTATACCTTTGTATTGTTGAAATAATCAGGTATGAAAGCAATTATACATTTCTTATTCGGTCATTATTGGATAGATTCTCGAATGAAATATGTTGAAGAATTACACGGGCATAGAATAGAACAAGAGTGTTTACGTTGTAGCAAAAAACGATTATACACACCTGTTTGGTATGTAAATGAAGACGGTAAGCTTGTAAAAAAGGATAAGGATTATACATACATCGATTGATAAAACATAGTCAGATAGCTCAATTGGTTAGAGCACTCGCCTGATACGCGAACGGTTACAGGTTCGATTCCTGTTCTGACTACAAAGTAGAGAGAACCGTTAGTTTGCGGATGGAAACAACCATAAAATTAACATACGTCATACTCTACTATATAGTCAGGTGGCGGAATGGTAGACGCTTCATTCACAGAGGTTTGAGATTAGAAGTGAGTTTCTAATTTACAGGTTCGAATCCTGTCCTGACTACAATGGGAATCCGACCCACCTCAGTGACGCTCCTATCGGATAGTGGAGTTTCGTTTGTATATTGTCTGATCAACATTAGCAACGTTAACTGAGGATAAATAGTCAGGTGGCGGAATG